AAAAGAAAGTGCAGAAGCTTAACAGATTTGAACGCAATATTATTTAACCGAAAGCCCCAGAACTTATCGTTTTCGGGGCTTTTTTACTAAAAAAACGACAATGGACGAAAAAAAGACACTTGAACAAGAGAAAGCCGAACTGAATGCGCTTATAAACAAAGGAGTACAATTTGAGGTTGAGGATACGGAATTTGAAGTAAAGAAACGCTTTTTTGGATTATTAAAAAAACGTATTCCGGTTAAGGTCCGCAAGCAATTCAAAATCGAAGAACCCACACTTGGAACACTTGACCGCCTTTCGGCCGAATGGATAGAGTTTGCCATTGATGAAGTTGCTTTAAAATCAGAAGACGGAATGCAGAAGGCAAAAACTATCGTTCATAAACATGCAATACGATGTGCAAAGGTTGTTGCTATTGCCGTTTTGGGATCTGATTATTTAATACCTACACCTGGAAAAGGTGGAGTTGTGCATTACGTAGAAGATACAAAAAGGCTTGAAGAATTAACAGAGCTGTTCGCAAGGAAAATAAAGCCATCAGAACTTTATCAATTAACAGTATTAATCAATGCAATGTGCAATTTAGGGGATTTTTTGAACTCTATTCGATTGATGTCAGGCGACCGAAGCACAATGCCGGATCGGATAGAGGAAAACAGCGAGGTTTAAATAGTCCGCATGGTCGCAGGGGTGCCATTTGTGCGCACTTCGGGTGGACATATGATTATCTTGTTAATGGCATTGCGTGGGGATTGGTTCAACGGATGATGATTGATGCACCAAGCTATTATATAGAAGCAGACGATGAAATTGAACTGACAGAGAACAACAGTGAAAATATAATGAATTACGTGAACAGTTTAATGTAAAACGAATTATGGCAGAAATTGGAGGTGGCGGATTGCATTTTGATGCGTCGCTCGATAATGAAAAAATGAATGCGGCTATTGAGGAAACAATGCGCCGTATACAAGGGTTATCGGATGGAACCGTTGCGGGCGGCAAAAAAATGGATGCTGCATTTTATTCGACAGCTGAAGAAATAAGGAATGCATTAAGCCAGATAGGAGCTGCTTGCGAATTACATGAAGCAGAATTACAAAAACTTGAAGCCGAATATCAGCGTCTCGGGCAACAAGCCGGAATAGCATTTAGTGCAGGTAGGGACGAAGAATACAATGCAATCACGCAACAACAGGCAGCAATAAAAGGAGAAATAGTTGTCAGAGAAAAAGAATTGCAAACGCTGCGTGAACAATCTAATGCGCTTGAAAATCTGGCGCAAAAACAAGAAGAAAACGCAAACACACAAGTATCTATGCGTACACGTATTCGTGAGTTGCGTGAAGAGATGATGCGTCTTGTTGACCAGGGCATTGACGAACAATCAGAGGCTTACAAACGCTTGAGAAATGAGCTTGGAAGGCTTACCGATATACAAATGGATGTGCAACAACAGGCCAGAACACTTGCAAGTGACGAGGCTCAATTTCAAGGAATTATAAGCGGATTGGGTGGTTTGGCAGGTGGGTTCTCAGCAGTAACAGGCGCAATATCTTTGTTTGCTAATGAAAACGAGAATTTACAAAAGGTAATGACAAAGGTACAGTCTGTAATGGCAATCACGATCGGACTGCAACAAGTTTCACAAACATTAAATAAAGATTCGGCATTTCAGCTCGTTACGATAAATGGATTAAAGGAATGGTGGCGAAAAGTAGTTGAAAAGGCAACGATTGCTGAGACTGCCGAAACCGTTGCAACAACGGCCAATACGGCTGCAAAACAAGCCAATACGGCTGCGACAGTTTCTAATGCGACAGCGGAAACTGCAAACACGGCTGCAACAGCTGCTCAAACGACAGCAGCAACAGCAGGCACAGTGGCAAATTTGACGCTTGCCGGTGCATTTCGTCTGGTTGGTACGGCTATTAAATCGATTCCGGTATTCGGTTGGATAATTGCCGGAGTTTCTGCACTTGCGACAGCAGTCGGATTATTGACAAAGAAACAACGAGAAGCAAAAAAGGAACAAAAAGAATTCAGCGAAGCGATCGTTGAAGGAGCCTACAAACCAATCGGAGCGATCGAGATGTTGTCCACAAAGTGGACGGCTCTCGGTGATAATCTTGAAGCAAAGAAACGGTTTATAGACGAAAACAAAAAAGCATTTGACGATTTAGGTGCATCGGTGAATGATGTCGTAGATGCAGAAAACCTGTTGGTAAAAAACAAAGACGCATTTATTGAGGCTCAAATAGCAAAAGCAAAAGCATCTGTTTATCTGCAGCAATCGATGGAAAAAGTCAAAAAACAAATGGAACTGGAGCAGGAAATTTCGAAAATGAGCGACACGAAAACCGTGTATGCTTCATACGGAATGTTCAGAACAGGTTCATATGAAACCGAAAATGTTGCGAAAAGTAAGAAAAAAGAGGAATTGGAAGAACTTAAAGCTGAAATTAAACGTGGTTATGAAAATGCAGCAGAAGAAGAATTAAAAGGGTTGGATATTTTGAAAAAAGCAGGAATTGAAGGTGGAGATGAATATGAGAAATTTTCAGTTGGCTGGTATGAGAAAATGATTTCAGAAAAACAGGCCTATATTAAAAAACTTTCAGATCCTAAAGCTATTCAGGAAGCAAATAAACAGATATCGGATTGGCAAAAACAATTAGAACGCATTATAGGAGCTAAAGGTGTTGAAAGTAAAACAACAGGGAAAGATCCTTTTCTGGAAAAGCTCGAAAAATACAAAAGCGAATATACAAGATTTTATAAGTGGATAAATTCCGGTGATGAGGCTATTGCTCGTGCTGCAAGCGCCGAATTTGAAGGACTTCTGAAAGAAGGTGCAACCTATATCGATTATCTTAAAAAACAACGGGAGATTATTCTCTCTATTGACATAGAAAGCCGCACAAAAGAACAAAATAAACAACTGCGAATGCTAAACGATCAGATCGCCGAAGAAACAAAAAAAACGGTGTTGGAAGCATTCAATACAGAACTGGCCGAACAGCTGAATAATGCCAAAACAACGCTTGAAATGTTAAACATTATTGCTCAAAAGCGTAAGGAATTGGCCGATGATGGCACCGAATTGGATAAAGAGAAAAAAGAGACACTCGAAGAAGCTGAAAAATCTGTCATACAACAACAAAAAGAAGAAACAGAAAAATTGTTAGAAGATTATGCTTCATATATCGATAGGAAGATAAAGCTTGAAATGGATTATAACAACGATTTGGCATTACTCGAAAAAAGAAGGCTTGAAGCTACTACCGATGCAGAACGTGAAAAAATAGACAGAGTAATAGCAAATCGAAAAAGGCAATTTGAGGTTGAATCGAAATATACAGGAGATACCGATTATGATGAAATGTTGAACGCATACGGTACGTTTGAGCAAAAGAAGCAAGCCATTATCGATGAATATGACGAAAAACGAAGAACCGCACAAGAGCATAACGATGAAGAAATGATTGCAAGGCTGAATGAAGCACAAGCAAAAGCCATCTCTGCTCTTGCAAGCGAGGAGCTCACCGGTACGGAGGCGTGGAAAAATTTATTCGTCAATCTCGATGAATTGACTGCACAACAAATCACTGTTTTAATTGATGAAATAGAATCGAAATTCGATGATCTTTCCGGTGTGTTCGATCCGATCGATCTGAATGCAATACGGGATAAATTAAACGAGGCAAGACGGATATTGATTGCAGATAATCCGTTTAAACAGGTTGGGGAAAGCATAAAAGCGATATTTAAAGAAGCAGGCGATGATTCGAAATCTTCTGCGGAAAATATAAAACGCAACTGGAAACAACTTGCAGAGGCCACAGAAGGAAGCTTTGATTTCATATTGGATGCAATAAATTCAACCGATATTTTAAAAGATGCGATCGGAGAAGTAGGCGAAACTGCGATTTCTTCGCTATCAGCCGTCGCAAGTGTTGCAATCGCAACGGCAACGGCAATAAAAACGGCAGAAAAAGCAAGCGTTGTTTTGACCATTATACAGGCATCATTAACTGCTGTACAGGCTGTTGCAAATGTTGTTTCTTCAATATTTGGCAGCAAAGACAGGAAAATAGAAAAATCAATTCAAAAACATGCGGAAGCCGTAGGAAGACTTCAGGCAGCATATAATCAGCTTGCATGGTCGATAGACAAAGCATTAGGCAGCGCAGTTTACAAGCAGCAACAGGCCGCAATTGCAAATATGGAAGCACAACGAGAACACTTGAGGGCGATGTGGGAAAAGGAAGAGGCAAAGAAAAGAACCGATAGAAACAAAGTAAACGAATATAAAGATCAGTATGAACAGCTGGGACGTGATATACAAGACATGCTGGATGAGATTTCGGCAGATATCCTTCAAACGGAAGCTAAAAGCTTTGCTGACGAACTTGGCGATGCATTGGTAAATGCTTTCAGTAAGGGTGAAGATGCCGCACAAGCATTTGGGGATACGGTAGATAATGTTATCAAACAAGCGGTATTGAATCAACTGAAAAAGAATTTTCTCGAAAAACAATTGCAAGGAGCATTGGACAACTTGGAAAAATCGATGGGATATTGGAAAGGTGATGAGTTTGTATTCGATACATTGACCGATGCAGAAATTGCTGCATTTAAAGCGCAGGTTGCAACGATATCTCAAGGTTTCAATCAAGCGCTTGGGCAATACGAGAAAATATTTCAAGACATCGAGACGCCGGAAGCAGATGTATCTTTAACCGGTGCAGTGAAAGGTGTAACAGAAGAAACGGCAAGCATCCTTGCAGGGCAAATGAATGCAATGCGGATAAATCAGATAGAAGCTTCCGATATTTTGCGGCAGCAACTGATGAATTTATCGATTATTGCGCAAAACACGTCGTACAATGTTCATTTGTCTAAACTGGACAGGATTGTAACACTATTAGAAGCGCAATCTGGTAATTCGTTGCGTTCGCAGGGTTTGTCGTAAATCAATGTGTATCACTATAATACTTAAAGATATGAAGTTATCAAAAGAACTCGCAAAGGAAGCTAAACGAAAAGGAATATGTGAATCTTGGTATAAAGAATTAAAAACGCTTGACGACAAACGGGCAATGGTCCGGATGTATTTGAAAGGCATTGACTTTTGCCTTGCAAATGATTTCCCGAACAACGACTATATACGTGCCAATTTTAAAGGCCTCATGGAAGATTTCGGGGTATTTTTGGATGATACCATCGATTTGGTTAATGCGGAAAAGTGCGTTGCACTTGGAGCTGCAACAGGACGCGTTGAAATCAACGGATTTGGTGTTTCGGAAGTATTTGTAAAAAATGAATCGGATTTGAACATTATCGCAAAAGACAACGCATTTGTAATGGTTGATGTGTTTGATAATGCCGTTGTTATGATTCACGCACAAGACAATGCCAAAGTGTGTATTAATAAATACGGAAATGCAACAATCCATTCAACCAAAACAGGTTCGGCAATGGTCAAAATAATAGAAAAACATAAAAAAACGTATTGATATGGATTCAAATAACATAATACTGAATTTACCTTTTGATGAACCTGCAGGTTCATTGGTTGCTTACGATTACAGCAGAAACCGTGCGGATGGTCAAGTATTAGGAGCAACTTTTGTTGCAGGAAAGAACGGCAATGCAATCAAATTTAACGGCGGTGAAGCAACTTGCGAAATTTCGCAAAATGTTCTTCCCAACTTGGCAATGGATTTTTCAATGCTGATGTGGGTGCAAAGCAGCGACATTGATTGCGGCTCACCTAAAAGATTCACTTGGCTTTTGAATTTTTCCGGTTTGGAAAATTACGTTGAAGTGCCTATTGAAGCAAAGCCAGGAAAATGGTTTTCTTTTGGATTAATCCGGCGTGGTTCTATGTTTAATTTTTATGTCAATTCTTCATTGATTAAAACAGTAAATAAAGCCGGTACATTGTTGGGCATTTCACTGAATCAGGACTACTATGGTGGAAGTTATGGATTGGGATTGCTTGATGATGTAAAGATTTATAATGTGGCATTATCTCAAAGTGAGGTAATTACAGAGTTACAAGCAAGCAAGTTGCAATCTTATACTATTGACGGAGTCGATTTCAAAGATTACGGCGTGTATGTTTCCGATTCAGAAGGCGTTGTGAGTCGTCCGAAATTGAAAGAGCCTCTCTCACTTTCTTGGGATAACTATCATGGTCAAGTGGTCGATTTAAATCATAAATTTTATGAGCAACGAGAAATCACTCTTTCTTGTTTCATCAAGGCAAATTCAAAAAGCGAG